TAATAGGTATATTATATTGTGCAATATCGTTGACGTGGATCCAGACATCTGCCGGCAATCCTTCCAGTTTAACCTTTTTGTAATCATTCCAAAATGACTTTATCCCTCCGGCCTTGTCAAGTTTTTCCATATCAGTCGTTTTTAAGTTTGTACCTTTTAATGTCGTCAATATGAACCCATACCCTTTTTTCACGATCTGAAAATTGAATAGACTTATAATTATCCCAAAACTTTTTATCTTGTCCGTAATCATCAAGTTTCTTTAACATCTCTTCAAAGGTGAAAACCTTAAATTTCTTATCGAAGCTGATGAAGTTTGCAATGGTAGGTGTGGGATAAGGACAGGTATCTATCACATGAGCAATAGCATCATGAAGGCGCTCATCAGTGAAATGATTAGCTTTAAGTCTGTCTGAAAGAAGTGTAAAAAAATCGACTGGTAATACAGGAAAGGCTATCTTTGCCTTTGCGAGCTCAATAACAATATTTGAGTCTGTTAAATGGCCTTTATAAATACTTATCTCATCTTCCTGTTGGAATTTTGAGATATTCTCCGAGTCCAATAACAACATCTCCGACCCCCGACCCATCGGGTGCTTTACTATTTCTTTTTGTCCCATTTTTAAGAATATTATTAATTTCATTAAACTTGCTTGCAATTAAGGGTAAACTCATATTTTGTTGCATCCATGTATCCGGAATGTCCACACATATTTCAAAATACTTTCTCATTCCCTCTAAAATCTGTTGTGAATTTGCATCTGGACATTTCTTTTTATAAATCTGTAAGATTTTTGATGCTGCAGCTCTTTCTTTGCCTCTATTTATTATTTCATATTCACCATGTATGCAAACAAAAAGAGCAATAATTTGATCTATAAAGTCAGCCGATTTATTCGGCTTTTCACTTTCACTTTCTATTTCCCTTTCTATTCCATTCAATTTAAGCAACCCATTCAAAAGGCTTATGTAATCATTCTGAATCGTTAGGTAATCCTTCCCTAATAGTTTTTCCTTTAAGTAATTAGGCAATGACTTAAAAAGTTTAACAACTCCAATCTTCATATTTTCATTTAGGCTTTGATTTTTTAGAAAATTTGGCATAATAACATAGTTGCCTATCCTTAATACCTTATTAACCTTTTCAAAGGATTTCAAAGCCTTCTCAATGCTTTCTTTTTGAATAGATGTATCGTATGAAATTCGTTTGATTGTAATTTCATAAATGCCTATCAGGTTTGCAAGGGGGTTAGTCAGTAGATATAAAAACAATAACTTTTCAATAGGGGACAATCCTTCAATAAATGGATCCTCCCAGAATCTTGTGTTTACAGATCGTAATTTATCACTCATCTCTCCTCCTCCCGACAATAGATGTGAAATTGCTCTAATAAACCGCTCTCAAGAATAAAGTAATAAGCTCTATTTTTGGCGTTTAGCTCAATAAGCAGTTTTTGGATCAGTTGATCCTTGCTCTTAAAAAGAAGTTTCTGGATTAGTTCAGGCCGGTTGACCTGGTGTATTGCCTTAATAGCATGTAATGAATTGTTCATAATGACGAAGTTTTTGATGTAGGTAACAAAATAAACGGCGTTACCTTTAACCGCATCAAGTCCTTCGTCAGGGCTTTGGATTCCTTTCGGATAATCCCGGCATGGGTAACGCCGCGTATCTTGGGGGCAAAAATAAAAATTGCCCGGATTGTCGGGCATTACTGCCCTGACTGAACTTGATACCGCAAATATAATCATTATTTTTAAAACCGCAATACTCATAATTCTTTTTTTAATGTCCAGCAATGATTTTGCTCCCCATATTCACCTTTGGCCATTGTGTTGGTCTTAACTAAGTATCCCAGGTCGGTGAGTGTTGTTATGGCTCTACGGATAGATGTGATAGGTGTATTGTTAAGGTTTAATATTCTCTGCACACCCCACGGAGTAAATAGACTTTCTGGATACTTTCGAAAGAAATTCAATATCTTCCAATTCTGTGTCCCGGCCCTGATCTTCCGTTCCTTTAGTTCTGTTTCAGTGAGATCCGTTGTCGGGAAGTAAATATCGAGCTGGCTCATTTTGGGTAATTGTTTCGCTGGAATATGATTATCTGCTTTAGCTTTTCGCCATCAACCTGCATTTTTATCTCTTTACGCTGCTCCAGTGCTTTTTCCAGGTCATCAATCCTTTGTTTCATAACGGCTATGGTCTCAGTTTCAAGGATATTGAGATGTTCGGTAAGTTCCTTAATTTGGGATTCCTTCCTTTCTATGATCTCATTGATTTGCAACTTCAATCCTTCAATCTCTGCCTTATTGATTATCAGCTTCACGTTCTTGCCCTGGGAATCATATTTAATTATTGGCTTTTCAGGCTTGCTTTCCTTTGGCTTTCTCCTGGTATATTTTCTCTTTTGTTTCGGGGTTTCTTTTAATTCTGTCTTTTTGTCGGCTTTCTCTTTCGGCTGATATACTTCTGCATCTTCCACAATCTTATATTCACTAAGTTTGCATTGGCTGTTATGCCAGAATGTAAGGCGATACCAAGCTTCTTTTGACATGCTGTCCCATAATTTCGGGTTCTTTGCCATGCTTATATCGCCGGGATTCAGTCCTAAATATTCCGCTGCCTGTCGAGTTGTTAAATCTTCCCTGTTGATAGCATCAATTAGATGCTCGCTAAGGGTTTTCATTTCTTCTGTTTTCATTTCTTCTGTGGGTTTTTAATTAGTTTTATAATGTCTTTATATGCTATCCACACCCGGCTGTGTGGCCTGCCGATATCATCTTTTCGCCATTCTACCAGTCCGTCCCGCATAGCTCTCTCAAGGCGGACCCGGCCCACGAGCTTGGATGCTTTGTTCTGCGAGATCCAGGGGCTTATATCCTTTGCCTTAATGCCGAGCTCGGTCAGTGTCCGGGTGATTGCTTGATCAACTATATCCTGTATCTCGGAGCGTTCTATGGTTATGAGGTCGCTCATGCCTGCTCTCCTGCTTCCTTTCCTATTATCTTCTCTATGCGTACATTATTGAGGTCCTTTACCACGCCCACCATTTTGATGTTTATGGTATCGAGGTTTTTGACATCTTTCAGCTCGCTGTTGATCCTCTCCAGGAGGTCCACCGCATCTTCATAAATTGTTCTTTGTGTATTTGTCATAACTTAGTTCATTGATCCTGTTAATAAATCTCTTGATACCTCTTTCTCCCTTGCATATTTAGCCCGGAGCTTCCTGGCCTCCTTAATTAGCGGATGGCTGACCAACACTTGCATGTGTAGCCTGAGTTTCAGGTTTTTGAGCTGAAGCCTCCTGAGCTCTTTCAGCAGTTCTGTGATCAACTGTTTCTGGCCCTCCATTATTTTGTCTTTTGCTTCCTGTTCTGTCATGGCAATATTATTTGAATTGCATTTCAATATTTGTCTCTGGTTCCGGAATGGTCCCCCCTAAATATTCTGAATCCCATTGTCTTATCGCATCTACATAGGTCATCATGTCCATAGTTGTCATATCCCTTTTAAGGGCAGGAATGGAAATGATCTCCCCGGTGTCACGGTTTACTATTTCCCTGTTTGCGAATCGGTCTTTACAGTAAATATCAACCTCGTCAACCGAGGTAAACTCCCATCCCGCATCGTTAAGGTGTCGCAATACCAGAGGATATACACAAGCAAACAGATAGCCGAGCTGGGGATTCGATTTATTCTTTCTCCATCTCTCAATTATAACCCGATATCTGCCTTTAGGAAGCTTCCTTAATTCTTCATTCAGGAGTTTTGAATTGATTATTCTAAAGGCTTTATCCGGTTCTTTAATGCCTATGTATTGGATTTTATTCATTGTTTAATCCTGTCTATTAAAATCTTAGCCTCTTCAATGCATATACTTAATTGTGTTTTAAGCTGTTCAAGTATTGCTTCATCCCGTTCTACCCTGATAAGTATTTGCTTTAATTGAGGGCTGCTATAGGGCATATAATCAATAAAATCCCAGCCTGTACAGAGTAACTGCCCGTGTATCTGCCAGAAATAATCTTTAGGGATTTTGCCTGTTTCGAGATATTCGTAATAAACCTGGAATGAAGGACATTTAAATTCACACCCCCCGTTCTGTCCGACTATTTTTCTGTCAGGGCTTGCCCCGATGAAATCCGAATACTCATAAAAGCCGGCATTTTCAAGGGAGTTAAATGTAAACAGTTCGTAATTTTCACAGGCAAAGGGTTCTTTTTCATGGCCCCGTTGCATCCATTTATTATTATAAGACTCTTCGCTTTCTCCGGTCACACGTTCAAAGGCGACCTTAATAATTGCCTTTTTATAACCGGCTGTTGTCTTGGCCATAAATAAATCACCAAACATGGAGGACGTAAATTTCCCCAGCCTCAGAGCATTCCATTCTTCGGTATTCTGTTCAATATCATAATGCTTCATAATACAGCCTCCTTTAAAGCTTGCTCGTTTTCCGGGGAGAGTTCGTATTTTTCTTTAATCTGGTCTATTGTGCCATTGCCCTGTAAGAACTCAATAGCTTTGCCCCATGCCTGTAATTCAGGGGTCAGTTTGGGCTTATCCATTTTAGGCTGGATTTCCCTGATACGCAAGCCTTCTGTAATATCACCAAAGGCCCGGATATCATCTTTAACATATATCTGAACTGGCACATTATTCCAGTCATCTATATATTTGCTCTTTGTAAACTTTTTGATTATTTTACAATTAGTAACATTCAGGATCATAGGCTTTAATGCAGGATCGATAAATGTTGCCACGTTCCGCTCCTGCTCCTTACCGTCCGGGTTCTTTACTGTTCGCACGGCAACCGATTTAATTACCGCCTTTAAGTCCTTTCCGTTTTCGAGATCGCACGATCCGAGATAGTCGGAATTAAACACTTTCTTCCAGTGTATTTTGCCGTTTTGTTCTTTGGTTGCAGTTTCCATGATTTTATTTATTTAAGTAAAAGAGCCTGATTTTACGGTTCTATGCTTCCATTTTATCCCGGCCTAGAAACGGTTACGATAGTAATGAGATGTCACAAATCAGGCTCCTTATGATTATAATTTTTCAGCATTTTCTTTGATGAAATTCACGGTCTTGACAAGCAGTATATTTGCTTTTGATGCTATGTCGGCAGCCTCGATGCTCTTGACTTCCGGTCGTGGCAAATCGTTTATTGCCTGGCAGAAATTCAGGAGCTTTGTTTTATCGGGAGCGAGCCGGGCAGCTTTTTCATCAGCTTTCCTTTTTCTTTCTGCATCTTGTTTTGCTTTTTTCTCAGCATCTTTTTCGGCTTGTATTTTGGCCTCAAGTTTTTCCCGTTTCTCTTTTTCTCTTTGTGCATCAGCTTTTTCCTTCGCAATCTGCCCGTCTTTTTCTTCCTGCTCTTTTTTGGCTTTTTCTTTTTCGGCTTCAAGTTCTTTTTGCTTTTTTTCATTCTCCCTTGCAAGCCGATCATTCTCTTTTCTTATTCTTTCCTGTTCGGCTTCATAATCAGCTTTCTTCTGATTAAGCGACTTAATAAGATCATTCCATTTTCCCTCAGTTAATTCACCAAGATGCAGACATGATTGAGGTGTGTCCATAAATTGCCATAATGATCTGATTGAATTAATGCGGTCAGCATGAAGTTTTTCTATTCTTTCCTTTTCAATCCTTTCTTCCTCTGCTTCCTTTTCAGCGGCCTGTTTATTCTCTTGTGCAATACGAAGTCCGGAATAGAGATCTTCAAATTGCTGTTCTGACATTTCACCTAATGGGTAAAGGTCAGCATCTTCCGTATAAGGACTTAATTTTTCCGCCCTGCTTTTACGAAGCTCCTCTTTGTGTTTTTTCTCAGCAATCTCACGGGCTTTCTCTACATTAAAAAACACTTCTTCAGTTAACTTACATGAAGCAGCGATAAGATTAAACGAAGCCTGCTCAAGATTGCCACGAAGCAGATACATTCTTTTCCTTTCGTCTTTTAATTTTTCCGCCCCCGTCCTGATCTTAACTGTTTTCAGCCTTAATTCTCTTGCGATATTCTCATCCAGGTCGCCGGGGTTCTGAAAGTTTATTTTGGAAGCCTGAGACTGGGCCTCTGAAAGTTGCATCAGGAATGGCAGATAAGATTTTTTAATCTCTTCGCCTTCCTGAATTGCAAGCCCGGAATTTTTTACAATCTCTTCGAGCTGGGTCGGTTCAATTTTAACCAGCTGTGTTTCTTTTGTTGTAAATTCAATTGTTTCCATAGTTATAGTTTTTAATCGGAGAAAGGGGAACTAGTTGACAAGATCACCAGGAACTACCGATAAAATAGTTATAATGTAACCTTTCGATCGTGGTAGTTAGACTAACTACCGACCTCCTTCCGATCCTGCGACCGTCAACAGATTGATTTCTCATTCTTCTTGCCAGCTCGTCAATTGTGTTTACTGCTCTTCTTGCTTTTATTCTATCATCATAATCGTTAATAAATTGCGGCCGCCAATCATCCAGGGCGGAAGCTATTATAAGGGCTTCATCATGCGTAACTTTATATTGACTCATACTGCTTTAAGTTTTAACTGTTTAATCATTTTTTTTGTTATTAAATTTGGTCTGCGTGGACACCAGGTATGATCTGGATTATCACAACGCCAGGGCTTTTTCTTTTCCTGTTGGAAATCAATTGTTTCCATAGTTATAGTTTTATAATTTTAAATCCATAAGGTTCCTTTAGTATCTCATCCCAGCCCTCCGGATCAACCAGGAAGCGGTGACCATTCTCACATTCATGCACCCCGTAATCTTCAATGCACTCCCGATTGATAACAGTGTAATAAACTCCGATATGATCAAAATCATTTTCGATATGCCGGATACGGTTTGAACCACACCAGGGACAGATGCTCTCTGAAGGCTTTAATGTCATCTTCATTGCCGGAACTTTGAAATGTGACATAATTTTGTTGATAGGGTAAATTGGATTCATGGTTATTTATTTTTATTGAAGTAATATTTTGAACGCTTTCTCATGTCGTTAACGCCAAATGCAGATCAAATACATTCTCGTATCTTCTGGCCCTGGCCGATCTCACGGTCCTTGTAGCCTGCCTGGCCGGTGCTGTCCTGAATACCCTCACGGCATTGTTCTGTGAGAAGATCATGGTTGTTGTCAGGGCCAGAAAGAATACTGCTATGACTTTCTTCAGTGGATTGTCCGCTATGCCGTATTCGTAGAATATCCAGTACCGGCATAGGTCTGTCTCCTTATGAATGGTCAACTTCCGATATATGTTTCTCAGATGTGTGGAAATGGTCAGGGGGGAAACGAACAACTTGTTTGCTATTTCCTTTTGCGTATATCCCCAGGCGAGGAGCTTCGCTATGGTTTTCTCCCTGGCAGAGAGGCTGGATTCAATATGTGAGCCGGAGGCTTCCATGATTATTCGCCGTTAAATTCTATCCCGTGTCTCCGGAAGATATCCTGCAGGACGGCTCTTTCAGGTTTCTTGAGCTTACGTCTTCCGGCCCGCTTACTGATAAAGGTGGTATAATGCCATCCCATCTCTTCGCAGATCTCCAGCCTTACATCAATGAGCTTATTTGCAGGCAGGCTATAAAATGCATCTGCAAATCCTGTGTTTGTGGTATTGTTTTTTGTCATAATTAGTTTTAACTTGCATTGTTTATGATACAATATTATACAAGATTATCCGATTAAACAAATTTAATTGACGAATATTCATAATTTGTAGCGATTCTAAATAAGATGACTGACTCCGAAAGAATGAATAAGCTGCTCCTGGCTCTTCGTGCTGGGCCGGGAGGTATGATCCGGTCATCAGCTCCCGTATGGGCAGGATCCCCAGCGATCTCTTTTGTGTCTGCTCCTGTTTGATCTTGAACTTCCTGAACGGGAAGAGGTCTTGTTTTATCACGTCACTGTCTATGGCATGATTGAAAATGGCCCGGATGTTATTAAGATAGATCCTCCTTGTATTCACCTTGCACCCCTGTAAAAAAAGGTAGTGTTCAAAGCCCTGCAGGAAATCTACCGTTATTTCTTTAAATAAGAGGCTCTCCCTTGAGGTGTGTCTTTTAAGGTGTGTCAGCATCACCTGATAGCTCTCCGCATAAGAGAGGCGTTTCTGTGCCTTCAGGCGGGTAATTCTTGCCCCGGCATAATCTATGAAGTCGGTCCCGGAGTCTCCATGTCCCTTTAATTTGTTGGTAAGTGTGTTAATATCTATGAATATCACTTCCGGACCCAGGTTATCAATGATAGAATTATATTGTATCAATAGCCTGTAAATAGCTCTATTAAGGGTGGTATATCCGGGATAAGAGGGCCTGATCCTGCCGTCCGCTCCCATAAATTTCGGTTCAATTGACCAGGGGGTTTTGATATAAGACACTTTCCTGCCTTGACAAATACGAATATATATCGTACATTTATGGTCAATTTTGATCTTTGACTTACGAATGACTGGTTTCAGAGATGCCATAAAGGTCGTGCAATGGTACAAACAATTAAGGCAAATATAAACAAATTATGATATATGTGATTTGTTTTTTAAAAGAGCTAATCGGCGCAATAAGGGCAGGAGAACGGCAATAATTAAGGGATATAAAAAACTCTATGCGGGTTGCATGGGGTGCAAGGGGTCGTCTGTTCGAGTCAGATCACCCCGACATAGAAAAGACGGGGGGTTGCGAGTTTCGCAGATTCCCGTTATTTATTAATGGTCGTGCAATGGTACTGCTTTCAGGGCAAAAAAAGCCCCGGTGAACCACCCCGGGGCTACCCTGATCCTAACCTAAAACTTAAACCATGAAATAAACCTATTTGGTTCGTTTTCTTTCCGGGACGATATAACGGCTATATGTTATTCGACTGTCAGGGTTGGCCGATATTATGTTTTGAAAATATTCCTTCTTTTTAGTCCATTTAAGAGGCCAGAATCCTTTCCGGTCCCAATAGACGACCTGGATCAAGCTGTCACGGGAGAATGCTCTTATATTTGCTTCCTGTCCCTGTTTTATGATGTCTATGTCAAACCAGCGGGATCGGTATTCCAGTTTTTCTATGCGCACCGTGTCTCTGATCACCGTATCCCTGAAAAAGGTATTTATGTTATTCTCGGTCTCTGTGGCGACGGTGCTGAATCCTTCCATCTTCCGCAGCCTGATATCCATGTCCTTCAGGGTTTTCATGAGCTCCCCGTCGTAATATTCCCGGAGCTCTTCTTTATCCAGTTCCAGCTGCCGGATCTTCACTCCCCGGAGCGAGTCTGCAATGATGATCTGCTCCAGCCCTATATTAAGGACCTCGTAGTTATTATGGTACCGGTCTCTTTCTGACTGGGCCCTGGTCAGCTTCATGGCAAGGATGGCGACTGTGAAGATACCCGCTGCCAGCAAAATGGCCAGTATCTTTGCCGAAGTGATCTTTCCTATAAATGTTTTAATTCCCATTAGCATCCTTCACTTTCTTTTTAAGAATATTATAAACAACCAGCCCTCCTCCGTAACCGAGGAAGAAAGCGAATAATTGCAATACAGCCCTGGCTTTAAGCCATACCGGGATCCATGTGATCTGTGAGAAATCCACGGCCGGGGTCTTATCAAGAAAAACCAGGGCCATAGCAAAGTCAACGATAAAGGCTAAAATAAGCTCCGGGTAATTATCTTTAATCCAGAATTTCAAACTAAAGCCTATCGTTTTTTTACTCCTTTTTATATACTTGTATAAAAAGTATGCAAGAGTACCGAGGAAAAATAAGAACCACGCTTTATTCATATTAATTTAAAATTAGTTTTATTTGGATTTTCTTCTCTTATTTGTGCATGAAATGTTCTATATTTCATATTAATATTTTTTGCTGCTAAACCTATAGAATCAAATATTTTATTTGTTAATATATTCATAACCTTTTTTTTATTTGCGCCAGGCATACCCAATCTACTTGGGGGTTTGTTTCCTATTCGTTTCTGAGCATCACTTATTTTCTTTTTATGTTCTTCTGATAGGGGTAATGACTTTCTCCATGATTGTCCCCTTTTCATATTATTTATTTGTTCTTTATTTCTCTTTTGTCCTATTAATTTCCGAACTCTTTTATTAATGGTTTCTGCTGATTGTTTTACTCCCAGGAAACTATTCGCTATTAACAAATTATTAAACCACGGATTCAATGAATCAATATAGAATTGTTCATAAGCAATCAGGTTTTCTTTCGAACAGCCAACTATAACAGAAAATATTAAATCATTTTTCCCATATTTGTTGTAATGATTCTGAAGTTTTTTACTCCAATGTCTATTAAGATGTAGATCAGACAAATGACGCCTCCATCTTTGATCTATATTAACACCACTCCCAATATAAATACGTTCAGGTTTAATTTTTGATTGAATTTTATATATCCCTGATATTTTCATAATTTATCAGTTTGTGAGATCAAATATATAACTATTCCTAATAATATCAAATACCACCAGTCTTTGAAAAACTGGCCGATCAATTTCAGGGCCTTTTTAATCTTAAAAAGTCTGTATGTATTTGAGAATTTCATTGCCTAATGAATATCTTCGTATGTTTTATTGAGCTCCCTGTAACCGAGTAATCCGAAATCGGCAGCCTGAACAGGATAGGCCCTTATACCTATCATATTATTCTGATTGCCCCCAAGAGTGAATACCTGCGTCTTGTCCCTGCTGAACCCGGCAAAAAGCCCTACATGCCCCTTCCATCCATCCTTCTTCTCCCGCCAGAACACTACAACATGACCTATCTTCGGCTCCGTTACCGGTAAACCAACCTTCATCCAGCTCCGTGCATCAAGCTTGCCGGTGTATTCCAATCTACAACGCTTAGCCATGATGTTTATGGTAAGCGAACACCAGGCCGTCTCATCATCCTGGATCTCCGCGTAGCCCATCTCCTTAAACCAGGCTACAATGACCGGATTATCAACGGGCCCCGGAATCTCCTTTAACCCGTGATACTTCATTAACTCTAACCAATGCAATTCACGTGTTTCCATTATTTAACTTTTACTGAATCACTTAAACCCTGATCATTATACCTGACATAACCGCCCCTCGTTACTTTTGAAATGCCTTCCATATTGTCAATGCTTTCTCTTACTATTTCAGGTGTTTTAGAGTTTTTAAATCCGAAATATGCTGTAAATGCCAATCCTATTGCTGCAATAGCGACCATAGCATAAATGAATATCCATTGGCGCTTATCTCTTTTTTTTCCTGTGGGTCCATCATATCATTATTAATTGGTGGTCGTAAATCCGGGTTTGCTGGTACTGGTTCCATTAAGCTATAGCTTGATGAGATTTTACATCCTCAAAATCTGTTATAATATATAATCGGCAAAACGAATTGTGCTGCAAATATAAAACGAATTGTGCAATAAAAATCACACGTAGTTGCGAGTAAGCACTTCTGTCCTCTGTTTCTCAACCTGTTTCATTAATCATTTTTAATCTTCAGTGCGTACCGACTCCACATTTACCAAGCTAAATCATTTGCTTCTACCAATGCCATTTCTGCCGGACTTAATACTGCGTTCCAGAATTTCATTTCATCCAAAATACCATTAAGTTCATTTACCGTTCCATTATAGTTACCCATTGATGGCATAATTTCACGATCAGTCATTTTAGTATAAATACCTGCCCCACTATATGTATCTTGTTTTTCTACAAGATTTATAAATATTTTTATTCCTGTATTAACAGCACTACCATCGTAAGTGACACATATAAAATTATAATTGGTTGTATCTGTAAATGGTGCGGTTGCATAAATAAAAATGGGATTTGTCTTGAATAACAAAACTCGCATCGTATTATTTAACATATCTACCCTCCATTCGGCACGGGTCGCATCGAGTTTGTTAATTATATATTGTGCAGTCACGGTATCATTAGATTTTAACCAGAAGGTCATTGTAAATGGAGTATCGGCAACCCCATTGGTAAAACTAAACACAGGACTATCGGGAAGTTTGACCCATCTATAAGTCGCACCGCCGGGCAGACTAATGCCATTCCCGTATTTAGCAGGTACAATAGTTGGGGTTAGAATCATAATGCCTTCGTTGACCCGCTTAACATCGTGGGTTACTTTTATTCCCGTATTTGGAATGAACCCGCCATCGCCCCACAGATAACCCTTCTTTGACCATGAGACAAATGAATCATTGACTTCACAAATCAGTAATTTTGTATTTTCATCAAAATGATCTTTAACAAATATAGGACACCAATATCTTCCATTAATTACTTTGAGTTTTTTCCTCCATGTATCTCCACCGTCCACGCTCTGCCATTTCTCTATGTTCCCCCCGATAGAAGTAGCCGTGCCACCAGTAATAAGATAAGCTGTAATTTCATTTGTTCCTGAGACTTCTATTGCAGAAGCAAAATCCTGAAAACGGTCGGTTGAAACACCCATGCTGATCACGTCCCATGAAACTCCATTATGTTTTGCTATCTTATAATTGTAAGTTGAGATTTCAGCAGCAGCAATACTTTCATTAAAATACACATAGGGTTTATTCAAAGCATCAAAAGCCACTGCCACATTAGGAACATAATTTGTACCTGTATCGTGAACTTTTATATCAGCAGCATCGGTAATATCAAGAGGAATGGTTAATGTAGTCCCTAAAATATTTTTCCAATTTGTACTATCAAAATATGCGTAATAAACGTGGTATCTGTCAAATGATGCAATAGTATTATTGCCACAAATCCCGACATGGATGAAATCGCCTTGTCCTTTTTGAAATTTACAATAAGAATAATCCTGAAATACCGATACATAAGCACCCCATGTTGCACAGTCATCGGTTGATTTTATATATCCCCAATCCTGTGGTGTTGCAATAGCTCTGAAAAAAACATAAATTGAGTTATCAGAAAATTTAACAAATTGCGGATATGTTCCTGTTGCCGGACTTGCCTGTGCCGTCCATGCTGATATATCTTCGGAATTGTTTGATTTTGAATATTGAATAGCTGAATTGTAACCGTCAAATAATACATGAATAAACCCAGCAGAATCAATTAACATGGATGGTATCCCGTGGTTATTTGTGTTTGCCAATGAATTAGTACCTACTTTTACCGGAGTTGCCCATACACCCGTAGCATGAGTATATGTAATGATATAAGGATCACAATCGTTCCCATGATAAACTATATAAGTCTTACCATTGTAATAAATCCCTGATTCTGACATTAAAGGATGCACACCATAATCGGCTAATTCATGGTTGAAAAAATTAGCATTACTTGAATCTTCTAATTTATATCCTGCTAATAGTTTTGTATTTGCATTTGTGTAATCAAAATCCACATTTGAATAAGGACTGTATTGAACTCCTTTATAAAGTCTTGCCCTCCAATAATAAAGAGTATTTACTGATAATCCAGTGACCGGATATGTGCCTGTAAGAGAAGTTCCATGTATGGAATAAATAATTCCGTCAGTTGAATATTCCCATGAAATACCGTCATAACCAGTACCGACAATCACTGCTATAATTGTTTGTGTGGTAGTACCCGTTGGGACAATGGTTAATGCTGAAATATATCGTGTCGTCCAGTAAGCCTCCCGGGAGAAGCCTGATTCCACAATATTCCCCGTCACTCCCTTTTGCGATATTGTACCATATACCTTAGCCATTATTCCGGATCTTCCTCTTGCGTTGCCTTAACAATGAACATACCTGACGAAGGTGTATAAACGTGGTCTGATGAATCCCATATCTTCGTCTCATAGTAATAAACTCCAACGGCATAAGCCTTGCTGGATTCATTGACCAGGTCGTAGGTTATCACCAGACCATCAATGGAACCGTCGATAGTGTCCAGTTCCGTCCCTTCCTCGTCATAGATATACATCTTGGCCGTGTACCCGCTGAGCGATGTTAGGTTCGTGATAGTCTCGGTGAAGGTGTCCGCATCGCCTTTTTTTATTGTTAATGTCTGTCCTGCCATGTCTGTATGTTATTTCATTCTACAATTTCTATTAAATCAATATCCCAGTGCCGGTTTTTCATGTCAAAGGTCCCCTTGTTGAAAGCGAATACCCGGTTATTGCCTCCTGTCTGGTTCAGGTCATCTTCAAAGCACCCGATCACATCGACATGAGGATCCGTATCATTAACATCAAGGTCATAAACCGGGAATCCTGCGAGCATCTGTCTTGGTCTTGCCATCTGCACTCCCTGCTCTGCCCCCGTGATCTGAAGCAAAGCCTCCCCTTCAGCATTTCCCCTGGTGTGCCATGTGGCTGTTGGCTGTTCATCCATGAATGTCGCCTCTTTTGTTACGGCGTCACAGAGGATATCGGCTGTACCGCTGGCCCCTGTCAGGGTTACCGTGTCTATCTGAGCTACTGCTACCCTGTTTGCCTGAGTGTCTTCTTTTGATCCTGTGAGGTTTCCTGAGACATTCACGATGGTTGTATTCCCTGAGAAGGGTGTTCCTGCTACCTTGGCTTCAAAGATCATGCTCATATTAAGGCCGGCGAAAAGGATCACTCCGGCAGCGTCAAAGGCTGCTGCCCAGGCAGTTTCAAAGTTCGAGCATGTAGTCGCTATGTCAAAGTCAAAGGTTGCCAGCCTTGTCACTCCGTTGCATGTTATATTTGCCGTCCCCCCGGTTCCTGTTATTGTCACGGTGTCTATCTCTGTCTGTGCGGTCACATTCGCCTGGGTGTTCGCTACCGATCCGTCAAGGTCGCCTGATTTGTCGGTTATAGTAGTGGCCCCTGTGAACGCTACGCCCGGAGTGTTTGAAGTGAATATTATATCCTCCCCGTCTGAAGTGACGACCACTCCCCCTACCAGGTAAGTGGCTGCCCAATCTGTCACAAATTTGGCAGCGACCTTCGTGCGCGTTGCAAGACTTCTGGATAGGGATCCGGCAAACTGGTTCAAGATATTATCTATCCCGGTGTCGGAGACATCTCCATTAAGGTAGTCATCGGCCTTTTCGATGCCATTCAATGCATTTGTTATAATATATTCCTTTAGCATTACCTCTACCGGCTTATAAATAAGGCCGTATAATTCATTCCACTTCACGGATTCAGCGGACTGCCTTTCCCGTCTGATAAGTTTTCCTGATGCGCTCTTCTGGTATTGCCTTGCTGCAAAGGAGCTGCAATAAAATTTCATGTATTTATAGCAGTTATAAACATCCCCGTAAATCTGGGCCATAACTTTCACTTCAATATCCCCGTTCTGGGGTATGCCGACGACTTCTCTGATATATTCAAACCATCCGGCCCATCCGTCCGGGACCGTTGCTGAGCCGAGCACGTCCACGGGCAGGATGCTTATGCTGGTAGGAGTCAGCGTCCATTCTGCAGTCGTATCGTCAACTTCAGAGAGGTAATAAGCTCCGCATGTTATCTGAACTAAAATATTAGAAGCTGTCACTCCGGATCCGGAGTCATTAAACCATCCAAATTCAAAAGATAAAACAAATTTATCTATAGTGCTGTAAATTGCCAGAGTCCTTATCTGGCTTATCCCTGCCGGATCATATGGGTCCACCGTATTAATGGCGAGCCCCTGTTTTTCGTTTACGAGCAGTTCGCTGATATGGAGCATATTCAGATCAGCAGAATTGATCTTATCCCATCCGTCCATGGTATCCGTGGCTCCATCAAAATCTTCCGGGAGAAAATCCCATTTTGAGAACCAGCTCTCCTTATGTCCATAGTCCAGGGTAAGTGTCAGCTTCTTTGCCGGTGGTATTAGCATCATAGCTCCCCCATTGTGATCTCTCAGGTCTGCCGTAGCGGATGTGGAACGGAGCAATTTGGCGACTGATGATATTGAGGATCCGCTCTTTGTGGTTGCAGCTGTGAAAGTCCTGTAATATGTTGTATCTGCCATTTCTGTGGGGCGGTAAATAAAAAACTCACCTCCCCGCTGCCTGATCAGGGCGTTCCACTTATTTAAAAGCTTCTCAAGCACTTCATAGCAATACATATCATCAAAGATGCTGACATCGATTTTCTCCTGGTCCAGGGGTGAGTCCCCGGTGTCGTCATCCATGTTATCTTCATAGATATTGATGATCTCCGTGAACTGTGTCGCTCCTATTTTGGCGAGTATGTCCAGCAGGATCTGGCTTTCATATTTCCTTCCGGTATAGGGAGTTCCGGCATTGTCATATTTGATGTTCTTTAAGGCTCCGAGTCCGCAGATGGCTGTGATTGTCACCTCGTATGGAAAGTCATTATAAGGCTCCGAGTAACTCATCGGGAGGACATAACCCCTGAAATAAAGGGTGCTCCCATAATAAATTGATACCCTGACTTCCAGGTCTTCAAGTGTATAAAAATCAACATATTGAAATGAAGATGTTGCCATTACCCTTAGCGTGGCCTTTATGCCCCGGACCGGATTTTCAAAAAGGTCATCAGCATTTGCAAGGGGCTCATAGGTAGCGGGATCACCTGATGCGGTCATGGCTGTCTCGCCACTGCCTCCGTCCCATTCAAAGTCCCACTTCCAAATAAGCCCTGCCTTGTCTGCAAATTCACAACGATATTTCGTTCCCCATGCCATCAGGTATCCTGGTTTATTTCATTTGCATATCTGCGATTGCTCCAGTAAATATCTCTTCCGACAAGCTTGCCCTCGATTATGATTTTAATATTCTGGGAAGCCATTGCAGCCGAATATCCTCCTCCTGCAGCTCCCGTGGCTACAGATTTCCCACCTCCGGAGAGGAGCCCCTTAATGGCCCCGGCTGCTACCAGCATAGCTGCTCCTGCAGCGATAGCTAAGACCGGGTTCATTGTTGCCAGTGACTTTACAAATGCCTCCATACCCAGCCCCATGGTTATCAGGAGTTTGCCAAATTGGGAGAGGAAATTTGCAAGGCCCATTAATAAGTTTTTTCCTATATCTTTCACATTGCCTCCTGCCAGGGCTTCTCCCAGGGCCTCGACGACCTGGGCACCCAGGTCCATGGCCATATCCCTGGCAGCAGTCAGGACCTCCTCCATCTTTGTCATTTCCCTTTCAAGGGCTATATTGGCTTCCCGGATTCCTGTATCTCCGAATAGTAATTCAGATCCTTTCGTCTTTCCTTTTGCGGTATATATGCTGGTAAGTTCTTCATGAGCTCCTGCAGCACTTGGTATTTTCAATTGCCCTGTGGGTACTGTGAATGGTTTTTCCCTTGTTATAATATCTCCTGCGGATCCCGGAGGGGGCTTATAGGCAAGGTGTCTGTCAATCTCCAGTATTTGCTTATCAAGATCATCCAATTCCTTGATTATACCGATTATATCCCTTCTCCTTTCTCTGGCCTCCTTATTGTATTTTGCCAATCCCTCAAGAGCATCATTCTCTGCCTGCAGTTCCTGTCCTTTCAGCTCTAATATATCCTTTTCTGTCTCGAGCCGTGTCTTCTCAGCCATGAGCTGCTCTTTGGTCATCGCTTCAAAGGGACTGGTACGCTTCTCGTTGATTTTTTCGATTGTTGTCTTTAATGTATGTAGCAGTTTCTGGAAGGTTTCATTCTGTACTATGGCCTTCCCTATGGTCTCCATCAAATCGCTCCATGCGTTCTTAAGCTGTGTGAGAGCTCCCAATCCTACCAATGCTGCAGCCTGGGCCTGGCCTCCTACCTGTTCATTCAATCCCGCGATGGCTGACTCAAGACGTTTTGAGCTCCCGACGGCTCCCTCGATTGTTATTCCATACCTGGAGAGTGCATTTGTCGATGATCCCACGGATTTGGCTACCATATCTGCAGCCGTGACAACATTGCCCTCAAATTTGGCCTGGGCCAGGTCCTGAACCAGGGGCAGAAGCCTCTTTATTGCTATTTCATCCTGACCGAGCAACATAGCCAGCCTGGCAGCTGCTTCAATCGTTGCTTCGTCACCGAAGAGAGTAATCTTCTGTAATTCCGAGGCTTGTTTGATAATTGATTTCTGTATGTCTTCTCTACCCTTCAGGGCTATCAGCAGGGATTGCTCTGCCTTTGCCTGGACGTCAAAAAGCTCGGTTACTTTCTTTGCGAATTTTATCAGTATTCCCACAGAAAAGGCTGCAGCGATGAAACCTCCTATCTTGGATGCCCAGCCTCCTACGGATGACTTTGTCTTTTTCAGCGTCCCATCCAGGTGAGTGCTGTCACCCTTGATCTTTACTATTAAATTACTTAACCATCCCATCTCTTAGTTTTTCAAATATCTTCAGATCTTTTTCAGTAACCTTCGGTATTTTCTCTTTTTCCTTTTTTACTATCTGCTCATCAATGCTCAACTTCATTATATCAGTCTTCTTTCGTGGCTTGCACTCTTCTTTGAAAAATGGAGCCCATTGTATTATGGTCCAGATTATCTCCCTGGCCATCAATGCCGAATTTCTCTCCCAGTTTCGCCAGTATCCTCTTGTCGCCTCATTAAATTCATCAACCGTTGCATGGAGGTATCTATCCCTTGACCATCCCATCTCTCCAAATGCGAAAGAACGGACCTCCTTAAAGGTCAGCCTGGTCTTTTGGCTGCCCCTTTTTTTTTAACAGAAGCTTTCGTTATCTCTCCGAAAAGAGTGGTTATCATTATAAGTAATTCTTTCT